TATCTGTGACTTTTATTTCTGGTTTAAACTGAGTATATACGACGAACACTTTGTGGGGGTGGTGTAACTTGCGAATTATTTTTCTCTCGCCAAAATACAAATCCAACAAAATATTCAGATCATCGTTTCTATAAGGAGTCGCGGAGAGCCCTATTAAGTAACGAGGTTGTATGTAATTCATTAGGTATGAAATTTGTTCTGCCATAATACAATGACACTCGTCAACTATAAGACAACCAATACTCTTGAAGAACTTATGACCCATTTTAGGTATATTGACGGCATTCATAATGAAAAAGTCACATTCATCGTCAAACGCAGAGCGAGAGTTTAGAACTTGAATCCTGCCTTTGCAGAAAGATTCTATAGATTCTTTCCATTGTTTTATGAGTACCAGCTTATGCACTACAATAAGTGTCTTCATCTTTATTGTACAGGCAAGGTTAATAGACAACACAGTTTTCCCGAATGCTATCCTAAGAGCAAGAAGTACGCAACCGTCTTTGTTAAGGTACTTTATGGCTTCTTTCTTTACTTCTTTTTGTTCATCTCTTAGTTTTCCAACAAATTTAGAAGTAAAAGAAACTCCAGAATCTCGACGCGGTCTTTTTAGTCCTAGAGTCTGAATCGCGAATGCGAACGGTAAATATATACTACTATTTGTTATTTTGTACGGCTCAAGAATTCTATTCTTGTGTTGGATACAACTTATTTCGTAACACTTTTCTTTGTTCTTATCAGTGAGTTCTACTAAAGGGAGAATTATTGACATTGTTGTATATCGTTGATTACAAAAAAAAAATGCTTTTTGACTTTTCGTAACTTAAAAAGACATTTTACACACATAAAATGAAAATTGAGGACGTAACAAACGTGAAAAGAAAACGTAGAGTACTTTTCTATGGAACTTATCCAGATCAGGGTATAGGTTACTCTAGAATTGCTAATATAATAACTAATTATTTGGCTTCACAAGAGCATCTAGAAGTGTTCTACTACGGTATATCAAATTTTATAACTGAAGAGGAAAGAGTTAATAGGTACATTCACCCAAATATCACATTCATAGATGCCTATAAAATAGAAAAGGAAGCTGGAAATGATGAGCTATACGGTGTAAACTTATTTTGTGACTATATAAAAAAAGTGAAACCTGATATAGTTTTCATATACAACGATATCATCGTCATTAGTAGACTCTTCAATGAATATCTAAAACATTTTGGCCTTGGTCCTAAGGACTTTAAAACTTACTTGTATCTGGATCTTGTTTATGATTTCGAGAGAAACGACCTTATACAAAACCTGTTCAATTTTGCAGACAAGGTTTTCACTTTTTCTAATTACTGGAAAGAACAATTGCAGATGCTAGTCCCTAACCACGCAGAGAGAATTTACGAACTCAGGCATGGAATAGACAACAACGCTATTATAGTAAACAGCAACGACTGTAAAAAGTACTTCGGTTTAAATCCAGATGACTTTGTTATCCTAAACACTAACCGAAATGCATACAGGAAAGCTTGGGATGTAACGATAGGCGCTTTCATTATCTTCCTGAAGAAGAACGACTTTGACCCTAAGTTGAAGTTAATGATAAACTGTACACGAGAAACAACAGCGGGTTTCAATCTTTTAGACGTTATTCGAACTATGGCTTTATTGTATGGAGTTCAATATGAAAATTTAGTTACCAGACATATTTTCTTGATTCCTCGTGTTCTGTCGGATGAGGATATGAACAAGTTATATAATGGAACTGACTTAGGAATTAACACAGCAATGGGTGAAGGCTTCGGACTATGTAATATCGAACACGCTTCTCGATGGAAGCCACAGGTAGTAGCTAAAGTTGGTGGTCTTGTCGATATTTTCCACGAATTATCTGACATTACACATGTTCAACCGTCACAGCCGATTTTTGTAAATAACTTGTTAGATAATCACAATGGACTAATGTACATTTGTTCACACGAGACATTCGCAGAAAAAATTGATTATGTCTACAAAAATTACGAGTACTGCTTGAAGCAGTACAAGGATAAGGTGCCAAATATTCTGAAGAAGTATAAGTGGACTGATATACTGAAAACTCTTGATATCCACTTTAGATGAAAAACAGTAGCATAAGGAAAAGCAAACATAGAAAAAGGAAAAATACAAAGTTGTAATTAGTACTCTTCGCAGTAGAAAAATTCTCTATTTTTTTACCTTTCATATCTGTATTACGAGTTATATTGTTACTTGGGTAAAACATTATCATTCCTCCTATTTTATCTTCAATTAGAACATCAAACTGTACCACTTCATTAAAAGGGTAAACTGCCATTTTAAAATATCCATTGTCACCCCAATCCTTTCCCCAAGTGTTTTTACATATCCAATATGGCACGTCATCTACGTCTCCTTCTCCGTTAATTACTGTGTTCTGCCCAACACCCCAACCAACTACTTCGCATGTGTGTCCACCGTAGAAGTAATCGGTATAACTATTCGTTTTGAACCTTAAGCTGTCGCCTTCGTATATTCCATTTTCTAAGTAAATTCCGTTGTTTTTCTTCATTCTAGAAAATTTTCCGCTTAAAAAATTCTTTTCAACTAGGAAACCAGCAATTAGTGGTGCGTCGAACATTATGTGATTCTTTACTACTTCGAAATATCGTTCTCTGGGTAGGTTGACACTAATAGAAATAACCACGGGATCTTTTTCCACAAAGTAGAGAGGGTAAGGTTCTGTCTTGCATTTACATTCGGGTATTAGCAAATTCAAATCCGAGTTTTGAACAAAGGTGCTGTTGCCATTGCATTCATCGCTCTCGTCGCACCATGAATAATTGAGGCAATCGTTATTTGAAATGCCTCCAATAGAAATGTCTTCTAGTAGTTTACCGGGATTACCCCCATTGCAACCTCCTTGTTTATAACATGCTAGCGCGTAGGTTGTTGATATATCAGGGAAGAAATCCGTTACTCCTGATATTACTAGCGCGTCAGATATACTAGTAGCTGTGCACATAGCATAGCACGAACCACAAAGCTCTTGGTTTAGTATCGGGTATATCAACTCCTTTTTTGCTTTAATAGAAGGAGTGTCGTCAGGAAAAATTTCACCCCAATTAAAATCAACTGGTGTTTTAGCTAATTTTTTGTCGTTGTCTTTATATTGTGGAAGTCCAAACGATACATCAGTGTTGAGAGGTGGAATAGCAGCGTAATGTAATTTCTGCAAGTCATCCAATTCGATGTCTGGTTTGTTAATGATAATAATATGAGGTTTATCTGTTATCATTTTATTATAACTTTTTTTATTTATAAATAAATGGATGAAGAATGTTTAATATGCTATGAAGAGAAGAAAATGGATGAGTACATATGGTTGGAATGTACACACAAGATCTGTTCTGATTGCTACGATCGTATTTTAAGTACTTCGCGTTGTAATTCAGCTTGCCCATTTTGTAGGAATTCTATTGATTCAAGTGGTAGCCAACCACGTTCTAGCGGTCGTAGCCACTCTCGTCGTCGGTCTCAACCAGTCTCTCCTGCAACTGTAGCAAGTATTCCCATATCTCCCTTAGTTATTCCCAGACCTGAAGAAAATTTGTTCAGCAGGAGTTTGCCAGAAGAGAGCATCTTGACCATATCAGAGGAATATGAGTCTAACTTCTACCGTAGTCGTAATACGAGTAGTAGGAGAAATAGAAATAGGAATAGAAGAAGGCAATCTAGGCGAACAATTTCAGGTAATTACGGTAGTTTACGTGATTCAAACACTAATATAACTAACGTCCCATTAGACTCGAGTGTATTAGATGTTCTTGATTCATCTATTAAAACTCCCACCTCTACGGATGACAAAACAAAACAGAAGTTTCGAAATAACAGATCAACAAACAATCGTAAATTCAGTCAGAACACTCAGTTCAACCATCACGTTTGAAATAATAATAAATATAATTTATTATTATATAAGTTATTTAGTTGATTACCCACTTTGAACCGCACTCCACGCATTCACAGAATACAGACGTGGATTCATCCCCAGATCTAGTTTGCTTTGCATAACTGAAGACACGTTCGCTTTTACATTTCTTACACTGAATGACGCCTTTCTCTATATTGATATAAGGATTCTTTATAAACTCGTTTTGTTCCTCTATTTTCTTTGCTATCCTATCATAAATTGGATGATTGTAACCGCTCTTTTTCGATTTTATATTCTCCAGTATATCTTTCAACTTAACTGCGTTTAGTACGTCTCCCACAGTTTGGAATATTAACCTTTTGTAATCTTCATCAGTGGTTGATGTTTCACGTATCCATTTTTCTAAGATGTCTACATTGCTTTTCACACCTAGTACCTTAGATAAAGAATTTCTGCCAATTTCTCTTATGTCCATAATCAAATAAAGTAATAAACCATTTGCATTTTTCAATTTTAAAGTTTTACTATTTTTCTGTATAAATAAAGTATGGAAATATATGACTTTCTACCCAAATATCCCAACGTTGAAAAACAGGTACCGGAGTATATGAACACCTATAAAAAAAATTTTTTCAAAACCATATACGATAAAACTGAATTCTACGAAAACAAGTTGAAAAGAGATGAAAGTATACCCAAGAATCCAGGTGAGTTCATGAAAGCACAAAAGACTGTATCTCGTTACTTTAATGCTCTAACTATTTACGATAGACTATTGCTTCTGTGGACACCAGGTACAGGAAAAAGCTTGGCTGCCGTTGCAGCCATCGAGAAAATTAGATCGCAAAATTCTACTATTGACAAAGCAATGGTTTTCGCTAAAGGAGTGGGTCTACTGAAAAACTTTCAGAACGAACTAGTCTTCAAAGGAACAAAGGGTACATACATACCAGAAAACTACGATTTGATGACAGAAGGAGAGAAACAGTCAAGAGTTAGGAAGAAAGTAAGAGAGTATTATGAGTTTTACACATTCCAGACTTTTGCTAAGGAAATATCTACAAGAAGCAACCAGTACATAAGAGATAGATTCAGTAATAAAGTCATCGTGATAGACGAGGTACACAACTTACGTGCAAAAACTAAGGTTTTAGAAGTGGATGAAGAAAGAACAACTTACTTACAGAAATTAGTAAGCGAGGCATTCAGCAGTATAATTAACAGTAGCAATCTAAAGCTTTTCAAAAGGAAACTAAGAGAAGGTAAGAGGAAGCTCAATGTAGAGGAGTTCTACAATGCAGTTTTTGAATTTGATAGGACAGCTCAATTGGCCGATATCGAAGTAATTTTTGACAAGTTTGCCGACGATGACACAATCGATGTAAATAGAGTCATTTCTTTCATGAATAAAGTTAAAAACCTTGATGTGTACAAGCAGTTTTGGAGGCTAACCCACATACCAGAAAATATAAAGGTTATACTTCTTTCAGGTACGCCTATGAAAGATCAACCAAGTGAAATAGCCAGCGTTATGAACTTGCTATTACCAGTAGAAGAACAACTCCCTATGGGTCTGAACTTCAAGAACAAGTACTTGAATATTCAAGAAGACGGTTCTTATACTGTGAAGCCCACTATGGTAGAAAGCTTGAAAAAAGTGTTTAAAAGCCGAGTATCCTACCTCACTTCCGTTGACTCCGCTGTGAAAAAAGTTTTTGTAGGAGAAATTCTTCCTACGTTTAAAAGCTTTGTAATAGACGTCGACATTATGAGCGACTTCCAGAGTCGGATATACGATGCTGCTTACCAAGAAGACATAGGAAAAGCAGGAGAAGTAGAAGAAGAGTCAACTCGTTTTTATGAGAACTCTTCCCAGGCATCTCTTTTCGTATTTCCAGATGGATCATATGGTAAACTCGGTTTTAATAAATATGTTAAACTACGAAATAAAAAGTACTACTTGTCTGATGCATTAAAGAAAGAAATTGTAGGTAGTAACAACGAAGAAAGTCTTAAGAACATTAGAAAGTTGTCAAGCAAGTACTCTGAAACAATTAGGGTTCTACTCGAAAATTACGAGACCGGCAAGAGTAGTTTCGTATATAGCGAATACGTAACTGGTAGTGGAATAATACTGTTCAGTCTGCTTTTAGAACTCTTCGGCTTCTCTTCCACTGGTAAAAGTATCAAACAGAAAAAGGCTAGATACCTGTTGTTATCTGATTTCAATCTGACTTACTCACAAATTCTCGAAAATGTGGAACGTTTTAATCAACCAGATAATATGAACGGCGAATATATCAGTGTTATTCTGGGGTCTAGGTTAGTAAGCGAAGGGTTCACGTTTAAGAACATTCAATCTGAAACTGTTCTAACGCCTTTTTGGAATTATTCGGAAACCAGTCAAGTAATAGCTCGTGGCTACAGATTTGGTTCACACGAAGACTTAATTAGAGCAGGTTATGAACCAGTACTGTACATATACCAAAGAGCTTCTCAGTCTAATAATGAAGTTTTTCCTTCCATAGATATAGTGAAATACAAGAGATCAGAGGTAAAAGACTTCAGTATAAAAAGGATAGAGCAACTAATGAAAGAAGCTGCATTTGACTGTGCTTTGAATTACGGAAGAAACTTCAAGCCAGGTAACGATTTTACACGTGAATGCAATTACCAACTTTGCGCGTATAAATGCGACGGGATAAACATGGATACCTTGTTGCTTCCTACTACAGCGCTTGATTATTCAACATACAACCTTTATTATAGTACAAACGCTGTATCGAAAATAATTGACGGTATAAAAACCATATTCAGAACGAATTTCATTGTCGATTTTAAGTACTTAAAAGTGACTTTCTCCGACTATAATGAATTCGAAATTTTGAAAGCGTTGTACGAAATAATAACCAAGAATGTTATATTAAGAAACAAGTACGGATTCGCTTCGTACTTAAAAGAAGATAACAACACTTACTTTTTAAGCAATGACTTAGGACAATCTGCAAGTCTACTCACCACATATTACACGCAAAATCCTACAGTTTACGACACCACAACGTTTCAGCGGATACTAAATGAATTGTATATATCCTCTTTGCCTGACTTAATAAAGGAATATAGAGATACAGTCGAAGAAAAAACTTTTATTTCTTACATACTTTCGAAGATTCCTACAACAATGCAACAGTTTTTGTTCGAAAACTCGAAATTAGCAAAAACAACAAATACTTTAATGTGTAATACAGAGGCAGTAGATGCCATAGTGAACTATTTCACTCTCAATGATTTTGATATAGATGGTGTCTACGTTAACAACATTAGGTATAGTGAAACTAGAAAACTAAGATGTTTGTACGGCAATGAGTGGAAGGACTGCAAGGAAGCAGATAACGCCAAGTATGCCGACTTTATAAGCAAAGGCAAAAAGATTGAAAGTCCGTTTGGATTTGTAGGTGTCGTCAATCCAACTACAAATGATTTCTGTATTAAGAAAATAGAGAAAGGAGATGAACTGGATCCCAGAAAAAGAACCCCGGGAAAGGTGTGCACAAGCTACGACAAGAACTTCTTAGTGTATCTAACAATTCTAATGGGAATAAGATTTCCAGACGAAGACGAGGATACAAAAAAATACTACAAAAAAATTAATAAAATGATTGATATCGAGAAGTCAGATGTAAGAACACTTAGGGATTTCTTGGATAATATTCTACCAGACAAGCAACGAGGAATTACTTCTGATATAAACAAACAAAAGCTAAAAGACGGTATACTGTGGTCAAGTGTCTCTAAACGATACTTGTGTAAAAACCTGAGAAAATTTTTCGAAGAAAATAATCTCATTATTACAGATGTTAACTGTGGTACCAGTAAGAAAAAGAGAAAATGAACAGCTTTCAAAATTGATTTTTTTTTCGAATATATTGTGGTTATTGTACAATGGTTCTTAAAGCAACTAATATTATTCCTACTATTAACGAATTCGTCGTAGACTATCTGAAATCCTATATGGAAAGTATAGAAGACGAAGAAGCAAAGAAACTACTGAGAAAAGTATCTAAACGCTTCAGAAAAGATGATGTCCAAGAAGCGCTAACTATAAAAATAAATAAAGCAATGAAAAAGAAGAAAAAAAAGAACAAGGATCCGAATAAGCCTAAAAGGAACTTATCGCCGTATATTCTGTTTTGTACGGCAAACCGTGAAGAGTTTAAGAAAAGTAATACTTCTTTAGACTCAAAGCAAATAACACAACTTCTAGCTAAGACTTGGCATAGTGTGAAGCTAACTTCTGAAGCTAATTAGTATTTCGACTTGGCTAAAGAAGACAAAAAAAGATATGAGAGAGAAATGAAGTCCTATGTTCCCGGCAATAAAACTACAGAGGAAAGCGAAACAATTGAGGTGGAAGTACCAACGAAAACTGAAAATAAAAAGACTAAAACAACAAAAAAAGTAAAGAAGCCGAAGAGTGCATACCAACTATTTATGATTGATTCCCGAGAGTACGTGAAGGAAAGCCATCCTGACTTCGCATTTGGTGAAATTCAAAAAGAAATAAGTAGAATGTGGAGTGAGTTAAAAGAAAAAAAGAAGACTGGAGATGAAGAAGCTATTGCATTGTTTACAAAGTATCAAGATATGGCAGCCAAATGCAAAAACGAGTACTACAGGAAATTAGAAGAAGAAGGTGAAATTATAGATAACAGGATAATTGAGGAGGATCCCATTACGGTAACACTTCCACCCGTAGAAGACATTCTAGCTGTTGAAACGAAACCGAAACAAACTAAAAAACTACCTAAGAAAAAAAAGAAAGTACCCAAAAAAGTGGTGGAAATGGATCCCGAGGAGTTAATAGACGAATTGTTTGAAGATTAAATAAATTATGAGGGAAATACAAAAAATTAAGTAAAAATAGACCCGAAAGGGTCTTTTTTTATGCCAAAATTTTGAGTACGCATAAGGGTCTATTTTATCAGTTTGGAAAGCTTTTATTATTTAAACACAACCTCAATATATAAAAATGGACGACTTAGATTTGGATAGATATTTGAACAACAACGACAACGGAAATTCAGTTACGTACAGAATAAAAGAATTCAACCCAGAGAACATTGCACCGTCCACTAACAAGGCGGGAGTTGACACACAGGGTGGTTCCAAGACTGTAGTAATTGGAAAAGCAGGAACAGGGAAAAGTACAATCATAACTAGCCTGCTTTACTCTAAAAAACATATTTTTCCTACAGGAATCGTTATGAGCGGCTCTGAGAGTTCAAATCATTACTACAGCCAATTTTTTCCGGAGCTCTTTGTTTATAATGAGTACGATGAAGATGTAATAAAGTCTTTCGTTAAGCGTCAAAAAATAGCTAAAGAACACCTGCGAAATCCTTGGTCTGTTCTACTAATAGATGATTGTGCCGATGATCCAAAAATTTTTAAGAAACCTCTTCAGCAAAACCTTTTTAAAGTCGGAAGGCATTATAAGCTGTGGTACATCCTTTCTCTTCAGTACGCTGTTGACATACCTCCTGCTATAAGAGTCAACGTTGACAATGTGTTTATATTACGTGAACCATCTGTAAAGATACGTAAGGTTATATGGGAAAACTACGCGAGTATAATACCAGATTTTTCTACGTTTTGTAAAATAATGGATGGACTAAGTGACAACTACACCGCAATGGTTATTAACAACCAAACCGCTAGCAACAGAATAGAAGACTGCGTTTTCTATTACAAGTCACCCCATCCAAATACTTTCAAAAAGTTTAGGTTTGGTTGTAAGGACTATAGAAAGTTTGCAAGAGTAAGACATAATCCCGACTACGTGGAAAGCTTGTTTGATTGAAGCTTAAAAGCATAGGCTATGTATAAAATGATTTTCGTCGTTATCACTGTAATAGTTGGTGTAATAATGTACCCTTTTCTGGCGGCTAAATTATACGATTACCTTGAATAAAATATAACAAACGTTTTAAAGGATGTAATTGTAATAGTAAAATGGAATACATTTACTATTACGTAATTGGCTTTGCAGCGCCAGTATTGCTTGCCTCGTGCTACGCAACATACTACAAATATAAAATAATGGAAGACTTCAATAAAAAAGAATGCATGGTGTGCAACACAGACACCGTATAATATAACCGAGCATTTTGAAAATGATTTTTTTTAGCGAAAATTAACCACTAATCGTATTATGTATACTACTTTGTCTACTACTATTAACCCCATTAAGACTAATGAGGAAATCGATACTATTAGCTGTGATGACTTAGTCTTGCTGACTCCGAAAAACAATAGGAATAAGAGACTGATCAACACTAAAACTAAGAAGAAAACCAAAACCAAGACAGCGGGAAAGAAAGAGCAACCTGTAGGAATTATTCTGGAACCACCTTCTTATTTTCAGCGCAAGAGTCAGGACAATTATAAAACAGTTTTGTGCAGAAGTCTGTATTCAAACAGAAAGTGCCACGAAAGATGTAATTTCGCTCACAGTATTAGTGAACTACGCAAAAGGAAATGTAGACACAAAACCTGCTACAAAAAGGATGTATGTAAGTTCTGGCATGAGGATGATAACTTAGAAAACTGGTGTGATAGAAACGGGTACAATGACATCAAAGATCTGGAGTCTACAGTATCGAAAACGATCAGCATCAAGAAACCCCAAACTAGAAGAAATACTAAATTATGCAACACAGTTACAAATGGTGAAACCAATTGCCGGGTCGAATGTACATACGCTCATTCCTTAGACGAGCTGGTTATTTTAAACTGTGCATTTGGAAAGCACTGCGACAAAAAAGACATATGTAAATTTAAACACGAAGGAGAAAGTAGAAGTGAATACTTCAAAAGGAATAATCTACACCGTTACAAGGATGTCACTGTCAACAACAATCTAACCAAGTGCAAGATTGTTGTTAGGGTTAGGCCAACAGCTCCTTTGACTTCTCAAAAAGCTTCTGGATTGAAGGAGACTGATGATATTACACGAATTCTTACGGAAGAAGAAGCTGCAGCAGTATTGCTTAGTATTTCCAAGTAAATTAAAACGGAAGAATACTGTAACAAAAAACAAAAAGAAATATGCCCCCTATTGGGGGTTTTTTGCGTTTACCTGACACATTTGGAAGTTTAAAGTGATAGTAATTAAAATAAAGATGCCAAAGGGAAAAAAGCATAAGCTAAACGCTGCCCGAAAAGAAGTAATGGAAGAAATTACAACTCAAATAGAACAAGAAAATATTCCTGATACTAGTGAAGAGGAAGAAT